ACTGCTACGCCCGTCAGGTTCCTCAAGAGACTCGATAGCGCGCCGCCAACAGCAGACCCGAGCATCTGCCCAGCTTCGCCACGATCCCTAGGCATCGTAGGCAAGAGGCGGTCCTTCATGCCGCCTCTGAACCCACCGCCGAATGTGCGCCTGCGCTGACGTTCCTCGTTGGCGAGAAGCTTTAGCTTCTCCTTCCGAATCTTGTTCTCAGTGTCGAAGAGCTTGTTCTTCTCCCTGAGTTCACGAAGCTCCCTAGGAATCTCACGCTTGCGCTCTTCTCGTTCCTTCTTTGTGATCTTGGCAGACTGCTGCTGAGTGCCAAGCTCCTTCTTACCCTGACCCATCGTCTGCTGATGGACCTTCTTGGACGCCTTACCCATTGACGCAATGTCATCGGTGGCCTTGTCGGTCCCCTCTGTCTTAACCCGGACATTTACATCATGATTAGTTTCGGACATGGGTCAGTCTGTGTCTTCCACGAACCCAAAGGTAGGAGTAGAGCCTAGGTTCTCAAGAGAACGCTTCAATTCCTCACGAGGGTCTGGTTTGCCTACGGTAAGTCCTTCACGCGAAGCCTGTGCACTAATTCTATCAACAGTTGCCTTCATAGACAACCCCTCATACGGATCTCGTGCTCGGGCCGCTGCGCGAAGCTTCTCCATGTGCTTGATACTCTCTTCGTCAAACGCCTCGAAGAGATCGGGCGATTCGCCCTTGGCAATCTGCTCTTCCCAGCGATCGATGAGTTCGTCGCCGGTATCCTTGAACTGGATTTCACCGTCTGCGTTACGGTGAGCCTCGATAGGCTTCTGCTCATACTTATCTAGCCAGAAGTCGGCTAGATGCTCAAACAGAGTCCTGCTCTGAAAGAGCTCATGGTTCGAGGGCAGCCTGTACTTCTTTACCCACCACCGGGACAACGCTTCCAGTAGAGTTGGCTTCCGAAACATTTCCCGAGCCACTTCCTGCGCCATCTCCGACATTGACCGCTCGCTCAGCCGCCCTACGGAGAAACGAGTTCTCGAAGTCGAGAACCTCCTTGAACACCTTCCCCAGAAGGCTCACGTCGTTGATCTTGTCCAGGTCCCACCAGGTCGGCGCGTTCTTCACTGAGAGCTCTAGGTGAGCAATCATGTTGTTGAAGTCGTCCGTCTGCTCGTCTACGCCGCGTCCTGGGTTGTTGGCGTCGTAGTACATGCCACCGTTCAACTGTGCCTTACGAACGCCAAGCGCCGCGATGTCACGGATGGAGAGCTTCTTGATGGTGAAGCTGCCCTGGTAGCGCTGGCTCTCGGCCTCAGATACGAAATCAATAGCGAATGTCTTGGTTAGATTCTGTCTAGCAGCTACGGTCATGGTTGTCCCTCAAGCCCACTACGGGCTACATCTTTCTACCACACTGATACAGGCTGTCAAGAAAGTACGCAACCGCGTCACTTGACTAGGAATCAGGTGGATGAAACACGGGGCCTGAATGGGTTTACTCAGGCCCCGTATCATCGAACGAAATCAGGCTGGGTTCTCGAACTCGTCAAGGACTCTGATGGACACGAAGGTCACGTTCTCCTGGACGATGCCGCGCGCGGTCACATCCCACGAGTGGCCGGAACAACGTACGCCCTCGAACAAGGCGACGGTCTGACGAGTGACAACGTCCTGGATTGCCGCTTCGAGATCGCCCGAGGTGATGATGTCTTCCTGGCGTGGAAGGATGCCAAGCTTCTTGAGGGAGTCACCGACTACGCGGAAAACCTGTGCGTTGAGAGACGTACGGTAAGCTACCGGCACGAACTCACGAACCTCAAGCAAGGTAAGAACATCGACAGGCTCGTAGTCGATCATCTCTTCCCCAGATACACCTCCAGCGAAGGCAACTGGTACCGAGTTGATCAAGAATACGGCGCGTGCTCCGCTGAAAGTCTTAGATGCAGCCATTTTGAGCTATCTCCTTGAGATTAAAGTGGGTAATGGACAAGCCTTGGAGGGGACGACAGAACTCGCCCATTACCCACAGCTAGTTTATCACACAGGTAGCACGAACGCTACAACTGCCGCCTGTGCAGCACGAAGCACTTCAGCAAGTGCCTTGTTATCTCTTGGCTGACCGCCAGGAGCGAAGGTGTAGTTGCGCGAGGCATCGGTAGAGTCCTCAGGCATCGTCACTACCACTGCGACACCAGCACCCGGCGCAGCCGAGAATGCTGGAGCAACCGTAACACTGGACTCGTCATTGGAGACGATCTTGCGGATACCGAAGCCGGTAACATTGACCTTGAGATTCTTCAACTCGTCAATGCGAAGGCTAGCGCCGCGCGTGTTGAGCTTGATAGACGATGCGCTGGAGCCTGCTGCGGTGAGTCCCGAGAAAAGCGTGTTCTCAGCGATCGTTGCGCCACCAAGCTGCTGCACGATGCGTACGAGCGCGTCGGTAACGATACGGCTGTCGCCGAAGACGTTACCTGGGGGCGCGTTGGCCGAGCCGACACGACCTTCCAAGAGCGCGCGGATTGCACCGTCAACCATCGAACCACGGATGGTGAAGGTATCACCAACCGCAGGTGCTACCGAGAGCGCGGACGTGAAGTTCAGGACGTTCGCAGTGTTCGAGAGAACCACGGCCTCCACGCCTGCGAGCGCAGCGGTCACGTTGCCCGTGAATCGAACGGTGTTGCCAACCTGCGTATTCGCTACGAAAGCACCCGCATCTGTTACGCTTCTCACGGAACCTGCCGTAGCAGTGAGGGGCGTAGACTGATCAAGAGCGTCCATGAGAAGCTCCATCACCGACGCCATGTCCTGTGCGCGGAGGAAGTTGAGAGGAAGCGTCTGCACGCCGTTCTCACCACCCCTACCGCCAGCGAGGTTCGTCTGCGGAACCGCTGCCGAGAGCGAACCCGCGCCGGAACCGGTTGGAAGGAGCGCAAGCACGAGGGCAGGTGCCGCCGTGTTAATCGCCGCTGCAATCAGCGTTGCGGTGTTACTTACTGCGTTCGGCACGCCGAGCGTTACGTTCAGCGCAATCGTGATGTTGTTGCCAGCCACAGTAACTGCTAGGGCACTGGTTCCGGCTGGAACCGTTACCTGAACGCGAATACTGTTGCCAAGTACGCCAGGATCCTGTGCAAGCAGGCGGATCGCTGAAGTTCCGGAGCCCAACGTCAACTCCGCAGCGGAGTAACCGGGACCGGTACGTAGAGTGTCGCGGACTCTCTTGAGGTACAGAGCTACGTCGGTGGTAAGTGCAGGCATGAGAAATTACTCCTTAGCTATATCAAGCGGACTGCGTTGGTAGGGACAGGAAAATGTCGAGCAACTCGAAGTTGATTCCAGGAACCGGGAAGATACCCACGGTCAGGCGAAGGATGTCTCCGCTAGAGAACACCTTCAGACCGTAGTACGCGCGCACCGTGGCACCCGTTGCCGGGTCAGTGGAATCCACGATGATGTTGTCCTGTCGGTACGTCTCAAGCAGGGCGCTTGCCGTATCCTTCACGGACGCGATTGTTGCCGGGGTAGCCTTACGTCCCGTGAACCTACGGTCGATCGTGGTACGAAGACCGTATGCTACGAAGCGCACCACATCTCGCACGCTTCCTTCGGAGTATGCAAGATTGTCGTCACGTACCCAGGTGGTCATGTCGCGAACCCACTTGGTACCCTGACCAGGTACGGTCTCTGCGAACATCACGCCGTTCTGGATGAAGTCGCCTGAGTCCGTCACGTCAGCGGGATTCCAGGATAGATCCTGCGTCAGCGAGGACACACGAAGGAACTTGTTTGTGAGGGGCTCACCGATCTCGTTCACGCCGAGACGCATCGAAGCGCCCATGACTGCGAGTTCACGAGGACCCTTCTGCACGAGGTCACCAGTTGCACCAACAACCGTTGGGCTCTGGGCCACGAGGGCGATGTCAGCATCGTTCACGACGTTAGCCGCGCTGATGATTGCGGTCTTGGTGCCTCGGAATCCGAGCCAGCCACCGCGCTCCAGTCCTGCTGCACCGCGTGCCGCAGTTACGTGGTCCACAAGCTGTGCGGATACAGCCGCCCAGGTTGCCGTGGAGCTGAATCCCTCGTTCACCAAATCCTGGTCGATAAGAGGAATTACCTCGTCAACCACTCGGAGCAGCATCGTGTCGAAGCCGTCCTGGAAGCTGGAGTTCGTAGAGATACCGCGCGTACCACCGTAGAGCTGGAAAGCCCAAGGAAGTGCGTCACCAGTGCTGCCGGGGTAGTCAGCCACGTTTCCGTCGCTACCGTCAGCAATGTCTACCGTGTAGCGGGTCGCCGTGAGGTACTGTGCCGTCTCGTTGAGCCAGGATACGATCTCCTGGATGTCCTGACGGAAGCCAGTGGTGGAGACGGTGCCAGAGAACGAACGCTGTAGGTTGACAGCCGTACCGCTACCGAAGTCGAACTGCTGCGCTACCTCAACGTCGCCGTTGATTGCAGGTGGAACAGTCGCCAGGTAGTTGGTGTTCACGTTGATTGTGTTCGCAAGCTGACGCACGGTCATGCCCTGCGGAATTGCAATCGTGAGGTCATCGCCAACCACACCAGTGATGGTGGTGTTGAAGCTCGTAGCTACACCGCTTGCACCTGCGAACTGACCGACTGCGTTGGTCACCGCAAGGATTTCTACGATGTCACCGACAACCGGTGCCGCCGTAAGAGCTACAGCCAGCGTGATGTCGCTGATGCCGTTCGTCGTGATCCTGCTGATGGCCTTGAGGTTACCACCCGCGTCCTTCAGAACAAAGGTCTGGTTGACGTGTGCTGCTGCGACGAGCGATGCAGCGGTCACGTTCACGAGCGTGGTCGTGGAGCTAGCGGTAACTAGCGTGGAGTCCGCGAGAGGACCACCACGGTACACGACGTGTAGGTAGTTGCGAAGCTGACCACCCAGCGTTGGGGAGATCTGCTGCTCGCCCTCGAAGTTCGTCACGACCTGGTACGACTCATCCGAAGGATTGTAGTCAGTCGTTACGTCTATGGAGGCCGTGTGCGCTCCGTAGTCACGGCTCCGAACCTGAATCAGGGTTGAGTGAACCAGGACGATGTCAGCCAGGGCTGGTGCCTGAGGAAGCGCGGGCGTCACGGTGATAGTACCTGCGCCGTTCGCAGTGATACGACGAAGGAAGGTTGGAGCACCTGGGAGGGCTGCGATTTCAACGCGTACCCAGCGGTCAATCAACGCACCAGCCGTCAACACTGCTGCAACGTTCACCACGGTCGTGGTAGAACCTGCGATTGCAGTGGTCGAAACAAGCTGCGTGGTCAAGGAAGGAAGATGTACCGCCGAGCGCGTGGAAGCGTTCGTCTTGTAGACAACCACCTGCGCTGCGCCACCAGGAATCAGGGGGTCACCCGAAGACTGGAATGCGAGCTTGATTGCATCTACGAGAGGACCAGAGCGGAAGAGGTCGGTCGCCCGCGACGGATCACGAAGCGCGATCAAACCGGAGGTGGAGCCAGGAGCGCCACCATCAGACTCACCGATAAGACCAAGCACGCCACCCGCCGTGACACCGATCTGATTCAACGCCTCAGCATTGATCCTGGTGATTCCACCAGGACGAAAACGAGTGATGCCATTGAAAGTTACTGAGCGGCTCATACTGTGCTCCTGTAATCTACAGTCTGCGTGTGCTTACGACTGTTACAACTCGAACAAAGAGGTTGGATGTTCTCTATGTAGTTTGTTCCTCCCTTACTAAGAGGGACTACATGATCTGCGGTGAGCTTTTTAGCTAGACCGCAACACAGACATCTATTGTCGTAGTACGCACACAAGGACGCGAACGCATCAAGACTAAAAGAGCCCGCTGCACCGGCAGACAGGGCACGGCGTAGTCTAGCATGTTGTGCGAACTTATCCAAATTTGAGGATCTATAATGGTCGTTGTACTGTTTAGTTGTCTCTCGATGCCGCAGGCGGTATTCCTTCATTCGTTGATTTACTGGCTTTGAAACAACTCTGGGAATAGACAAGCCCAACCTTGTAAGGTGGCGCTTAACTGTAGCTGAATTTCCACCGTTCACGACCAACCCCAGATGCTTGAGTATGGAACTTACGCTTCGAGCGTCTGCGTGTGCTAGGTACAGTTGCTCGTCTGTCCAGGAGCGCGCCATGTGTCACTCCTATTCAGTACGCCTTGAAAAGCTCGTCCCACTTATCCAGTGGATGCTTGAAACCAGAATTTGTGCCAAGCCAGGCACGCATACCACCGAGGTGGCGGGTTGGGAGATTACGAAGCTTCGCCCACTGCTCGAACGAGTAGCTCTTTACCTGTGGTGCTCTCACCAGGATCTTTGGTGCACGGGGCGTCTCCGTTACTACCGCCTCTGTGGTCTCCTCCATTTTGCCGTCCTTCTTAGCCATTCGCACTCCTTATGGTGGGTCCAAATCAATCTCTGCCACTATCACCTCACCACCAGGGGTAGGTGTAGTCGTCGCCGGATTTACGTTTGTGAGCGTAATCTGGATTGCCTTGTACACCTCATTCTCCATGATGAAGCTGAAGGGGTACGTGAACTGTAGGGTCATGGACCTGTTGAAGACTTCATCCGGTAGTAGCTCCGAACGAGGAGCTAGGTCTGTACCGGAGATCTTCAAGGCCATGATTCCCTCTGCCTCAAGGAACCTCCTCTGGGCAAACAGTACCGCCTTCAGCACCGTGTAGAGGTATATTACCTCTTCTTGGTTACCAGCAAGAACCTCTAGCTGATACTGTCCGTCGTAGTTGGCTCCGAGACGAATCTGTCCCAGATGATTTACTGCATAGGAACGTACAGGTTGACCATACGTGCCTTCCGCGCCTTCAGCATAGCGAATATCCACTATGCTTGAGCTGTTACAGTTTACATCAAAGGTACCCACTATGTCAAGTTGATCTGAGGAGATCAGGTTGATTAGTTTCCTCTGTCCGGCGCCTGCACCTGCCACCACGTGCAATTGTAGGCACGGCCAATTTGAACGCTGGGAGAATACCTCGTTGATCAAATCCTGGTCGTCCGGAACAAAAGTTAGGGCTGAAGAACTAGGCCCGCCAGGAAGCGTGACATCCGTGGGAATCTGGGTTGCCACTCGCAGTCCACCAAGGATCAGACGGGGCAGACTGTCCATCTCGCTAACAGATGCAGCCGTGCCGCCACCCAGCGTATCCACTGCCATGTCCTGGTCAGGCATGTTGTAGTGAGGAGGAGCTCCCATCACGTCCCCCAGGAACTCCTGGGACTCGTTTTCCGTCTTCATCAGCATGATGATGGACGGCACCTTGATTTCAGTGCGCGGGTAGTTGATGTTGAAGTCGATCTGATTCTCTAGAATGTACCTCTTGATTTGTTCCTGCTGAACAAGAGGCAGATTCTTGAAAAGCATGTTGATGATCCTTGGGTCTTTGCGGATAGCCACAAACCCATTGATGATCGCACACTGAAGGATGATCTCGGGAAGCACTGCCATTAGAGTGTCTCTTGAAGTAGCTTACTCATGTGCTTGGGGATGATGACGTTCGTCATTTCATCCACCACGGCGTCCACAAGTTTAGCACCCTTGAGCCCAGGATGCTGCCATGCAGCCTTACCTGCATTGGGTCCGGACAGCGCGATGGTCGTCCGGTCATGGATGGTCCTGAAAACCGTTGGCTTGGTCATGTTGATGTAGTGGTTCACATTGAGTGGGATGATACGATACTTCGTAATGGCACCCCTTGGAAGTGAGGCTGCGATAGCCTTCGGAAACTTGCGCCTCTTAGGCGGCCAGGGCAGTGCGTTCTTCATCAGCCCGGGCTTCATGTCATATGCAGGTCTGCCCGCTTCAACCCCGTAAACGAACGCACCCTTGAGTGAAAGGTAGAACGAGAGGTCATCCACCACCTGGAACTCAATGGCGTCCTGGTACTTCTTTCGGGAGGACTTGAGCTTGCGTCCAGCCTCCGCCTTCCAGAAAGACTTGCCCTCCATAGCCATACGACGCATGGCACCTGGGAGCTTCTGCTTGAACTGCTTCGGTCCCTCAAGCAGCTTCACAGGAAACTCCACGTAGACAACTACCGTTGGCCGAGAAGCAAATACTGTTGTGGTACCTGTTGTGCTGATCAAATCTTCACCCTCCCAGTCAAAGCAAGCTGCTCTGCCTGACGCATAGCGGGCGTTGCCTTCTCTGTGGAGTTCATGAAGGCTAGATGCTTCTTGCGGAGCACCACGCGCTGCTTGAGGTCACGTCCACGGTCCACACGCTGTAGCGGGCTAGCGTAGACAACCCATTCCGGATAGTAGTGGTACTTGATCGTGTAGAACACACCGTCAGCGGGGCGGTTGCCAACCCAGCGGATGCGATTGTCGATGATCTGGAAGTCTCCGGGGGAGAAATACACCACGTTGTTGGCATCTTCGCACCACACTACGCAGCCGTCACCCGGGTACCAGAGGGGGTCCTCGGACGCATCCAGGTCAGTAGGACGCGCCTTGGCGTTGCTCAACCTCGCTGCGTTGCGCTGAATGACCTGGCCCTCGTGCAAAACATCTGTGATGCACATGGTAACCTTGTCCATGTCATGCATGTCAGGAGAAGTGAGCGCAGGGGAGAAGATGGCGTCTCCAGGGAAGGCCAAACCAAGATCAATCAACTGTCTGTTACCGGCGTTGATCTGAGTGAGCAGACCTGTGATGAGGCGTGCGTTTCGGTAGATGAAACCATCCCCGTGACAGGTGGGACAATCGATTGGCCGGATGTTCACTACCTCGGTTGAGTTCTTCTCGTTGAACGCAGCCGTGGCGTCGCCCTTCCTGCACGTCGGGCAAGCAATAGCAGTCTCCCAGACGACCTGGTCTCCCCGGTCCTGGATGAACTCCTCCATCAGAGGAAAATCCCAGTCTGCTCCGAAGGTCATGCGATAGCCTGTTCTTTCCGCGTAAGACGCGGGCCAGTACCGGTGTACAAGATACGATGAAGCGTCCTGGCGGCAGTTCCAGTTAGTTCAAAGTACCAAGCATTCGAGTGCTTATGCTTTCTTGGGTTTGCTTTGGTGTGGATGCCAGCCTCTTGGCAAAACCTCTGTAGAGACGTACAAACAGCCTGTGTACCCACCAGGGACACGATAGGCTCCACAACAGTGTGGACGGCTCCTCGTCCACGATATCTACGCGTTCTAATCTTGGTGGCTACATATCCATCGCCGTCGATCATACCTCTCCAGAACTCAGGACTGTCGGACAAGCTGTGCGGTACGGTTGCTACCTTAGACTTTCGTTCTACAACCCCAAACGAACGCAGTTGGCTTACCAAGGCGTTACTATGTACTGTTAGCCGTACGGAATTCGTCGTATCCTTGTGACGAAGGGGATGAATAGATCCGAGGAACTTTCGGAACAACTCTAGATGTTCAACATCCCTGGACGCCAGTCCCAACTCCAGGTACCTGCCGTAAACACACCCATCCGCAAGTAGGAAACCCAACCAATAAGCGTAGTCCATGTTCTGTGCATGGAGTGGCGAGAACGCATACTCATTAAGCTCATACTTCCTAGGTCTGGACATACGCATGAGTATATCACACCACGACCATGGTTGCACCCCTGTAGCGTCCCTTGAACTTCACCAGATTGGTGTCAATCCAATCCTTGAAGGCCATGATAGCTCCAGTGTAAGCACCATACTGCTGCTGAGTGTTGTACGACACGGACTGGCTCACGCCGTCACGTCCCATCGAAACCGAGCCGATACCAGGGCGGATAGCTGCGCCAAGCATGATCAAGGCATCCATAGCTGCCTTTTTCGCAATAAGCTCCTGGAGATCGCACGTCGTATCACGCAAGCCGACGATCATGTTGAAGTGCCAGAAGTTCGGAATCGCAGCCGCTCCACGGAGGGCGTTCACCCAGATCAAACCGATGAAGTCGAACGCGATGGTCTGATTGAACGGAACTAGCTGGAGCAGTCCGCCCTGTGGGTAGTGCTGGATCCAGTCCAGGTCGATGTCGATTACGCGGGTGTTCGCAATGGACCCGAACAAACTGTCCACGCGCAGGATCTGAGGGTATGGCGTCTGGATGCCGATCCATTCTTCACCAGACCTAGGCACGAAGTAGGTTAGCGGACCTACGATGTAGTCGTAGTCTGGATCTGTGAAAATAGGGTTGGGTGCGTTGATACCTGCCGCGAACTGAATCGTGGTCGGGTCTCGATCGGTCACAACGTTCGTAGGCTCCAGGTAAATTGCCAACGCAACGTTCTCCAGCCAGTCAGTAGCCGAGCAGAGGTACTTTCCGAGTGCCTC